CGCTGTTGGCCGTGCCGCCGTCTGCGTAGCAATCGATCGTGTTCGGGTTGGTGTTGTCCGGCGTGGCGGGGAGTTTGAGGCCCTGCTGCGTGCCCGACGCATCGAACACGAGCCCCGTCGTTCCGCCGAGCGCCACGCCTGCGCCAGCGACCTTGGAGAAGGTTGCGGCGACGGCACCGTTGGCCGCGATGGCAACGGTGGATGCGCTCGGGAAGTACATGCCCGAGACGCCGGTAGATTCGCAGAACGTCGGTGCAGCAGCAGTACCACCGTTGCCGCTTGCAGCGAAAAACTGTCCGGACGAGTTGATGCCCCACTTGGTTCCACCTGAGATCCCAAAGCTGAGGCCGGACCCGTTGAGCACGAGCGGCTGGTATGACGCTGAAAGCGTCTGATCCACCGCGTCGATTTGAGCAACCGATGCCGTTGTAAGAAAACGGATGCCCTTGGTGGTGCCGGAAACCGCGAACTGATAAGTACCGTCTGCCGCAACGGAATGAAGTCGAGCCCCCGGACTCGTCGTGCCGATGCCGACGTTGCCTGCGCCGGTAAGCCGCATCAGCTCCGCCGTTTGAACGCCGCCGTTGAAAAGCGAGTTCCATACGAAGGACGCGACGCTGCTCTGGAACGTCACGCCGAAACGGCCAACGGCACCAGCGACACCGGTCGCATACCACCGTTGGTATACCGCGTCTCCGTTCGAAAGCCCGTTAACGCTCAGGTCTTGTGCATTCCATGCACCAAGCGAATTGTTTGCCTTGTAGATCGTCGACGTGGCGCTTGGTGTTGCGGTCCCAACGGCGAAGTCTCGCGTCGTCGTGTAGACCGCGGTGCCGTTGTCGATGAGCCCCGAATCCCCCAACGTACTAGCCCCGGTCCAGCGGGGGATCGTGTTGGTGGTGCCGGAGCCGCCGACGGGAGCGCCGCCGCTCAGAGTCGTGGGCGAGATGAGATTTGGTGCGCTCATGGTCAGTTCCCGAAGACGCGTGCGTTGCGGACGCCAGCGGAAAAGGCGATGCAGATGCCAGAACCATCACGGCAGTCGATGGCAATCGCTTCGCCGGGAAGCACCTTGAAGGCCGTGTTGGCAGCGTTATCGGGAGCGCCGAGCGTCTTGCCGTTGTACTCGATGCCCGCGACGTACATGAATTCGCCAGCGACCGTGGAGTCGTTGTAGATGACGAGGCCCTGCACGTAGGAGCTGTCGAGGGTCTGGATCGGACCGGCCGAGAGCGGACTCACCGTACCGATGATGGGAACCTGGGAGCCCTGCGGCACGGCCGATTCGAGAAGACGGAACGTCGTGTCGTTGCTGACCGTATACGCTCGCGTCTTGCTGCTGAGTCCTGTTCCGATTCTCGTCATGGTGTTCTCCTTGCCTGTCGTATCCCCGGCCTGATGCCGGCATGAGTCTTAGCGGCCCAACTCGCCCTGGTCTTCGAAGCCCATGCTGTTTGCCGTTGGTGAATCCTTCGCCGAAGCGGCGCGACCACGCGTCGCCATCGTCTCGCTCTTGGGCTGCATCTGCTGGCCCTGGCCCTGCCCTTGGCCAAACGATGCGCCGCCCATCTGCTGAAGCATCAGCAGCGGGAGGTTCGTGCGCACCATGTACTTGTCCTTGAGCATGATCTTGAAGAGCGGAGCCAGGTTCGCCACCATCGCAGGACGCTGCTGGTGCAACGATGTGATCGCGCTCTTGAGCTGATCGTAACTCTCAGGAGAGATGCGTTGCAAGAGATCAACGTCCTGCTGACGCAGAGAGCCATCGCGGACGAATGTCGCCAAAAGGTTCGGGTCCTTCAAAAGAGCCACCGACCTGGCAAATGCCTGGGCATCCGCACCGTTCATGGTCGGCGGGCGCTTGCGCTCCAAGTAGTCCACCGCTGCGTCGAACCGGCGCTTGGCCTCCGCGACGTTCTTCGCATTCACCGAGCCCGTCTTCACGAGATCGCTGAACGCCTTGTCCGCCGACGCGCGGTCCTCGACGATGGAGTCGAGGTACGCGTTCGCCTCCGCCACTGGGAACTGGTAGCCGCGACGCATCTCGCTCCGACGCCCCGACTCGGTCGTGAGCTGCGACATCGCCTTCAGCGTGTTCTCCGATGCCGACCAGAACTTGATCGGGTTCATCAGCGTCTTCGCTGCCAGCCACACGCCCTTCTTGCCCGACATCGCCGCCGTAGCCAGGCCAGTTGCGACGGTGCCCAATGCGGGGCCCAGGAGGCTGCTGGCGAGGACTTCGATGCCGAGGATGCCCGCCACGTCCTTGGGCGTGATCGATCCCTTGGAAGCCGGCGCTACGTCGCGCAGCGAGGCTGCGATGTCTCGGCCTTCAGGCGAGCGCATGAAGTCAGCGAAGCGGCGCTCGAAGATCTGCTCCTCGGCAAGCGGCACGAGGCGACCGCCAGCCGTCGAGCGCACGTAGTTCTCGCCCTTCGAGATGAGGGCTTCGAGCTCCTGACGAGCAGCCTTGTGGTCACCGATGATGCGCTGAAGCTCCGTCTGCGCGTTCTTGGCGGCGTCAAGCTTGCGACCGAGCGCGTCACGCTTGTCGCTGAGCACCTTCTTGTCGACCGCACGACGCGCATCCGCGAGCGACTGACGCGCCATGGCAGCAGCCTCCGCGTCCGTGGCAGCGTCCACCGCGTTGATGGCGCGCATTTCTCGGCGCGCACGAGCGGCCTGTTGCTGCTCCGCACGCGAGCTCTCCACCGCTTCGAGCGAGGTCTGCAGCATCTGCTCGCGCTCGGTCGCAGCTGCAAGGCTGTCAGTCAGAGCTGCCTTGCGGGTCGCCGTCTTGGCGTTCGCAAGCTTGTCCGTGATCGCGCGGCGCTCCTCGAATGCCTTGGCGCGCTGGTCGCCGAGCGTCGCAATCGCCTCGTCGTGCTTCGCGATGTTCGCCTCATGCTGGGCAAGCTTCGCGCGCAGCGATTCTGTCTCCGCCGGGTTCGCCGCCGTGATGGTCTGCGAATCTGCCAGCGTCTGCTCGACCGCAGGAGCCTCGACCGTCTCCGCAGGAAGGCGAGCCTCGCGGTAGCGCGCGAGCACGTCGTTCGCCATCTGCTCAGTTGGCTCGTTGGCCAGAATTGCACGAGCGTCCGACATGGCGGCGTCCGTGATCTCGGCATATCGCTGCGGACCAAGCACCGACTCCAGCCCGCCTTCCTTGGCAAACTGCTCGTCAATCGCGGTCACGAGACCCTTGGCGCGCGTTGACTTGTGGTGCGCACCACGAATCAGGTCGACGTCCTTCGCGCCTGCTGCAATCGCGCGTACATACGCAGCGTTCTCAGCCGACAGCGACTGGCGCACCACCGGCTCGTTGAAGAGCTGCGTGAAGACGCTGACCTTGCTCGCGCCCTTCTTTGCCTCGCCCTCTGCAGCGCGGACGCCTTCCTTGAACAGACCGCGCTCGACCGTGAACATGTCGCCGACAATCGACCGGAACGAATCGAGCGGGCCCTTCGCTGCCTCGACCGTCGGCTGAGCGAACTCCTCGCCGTAGCGCGAGCCAGCCTTCACACCCATGCGTGCTGCATCGGAACTCGCAACACCAGCCTGCTCCTTGAGCACGTTGACCTCGCGCAGAAGCTCCTTCGCCTCATCACGCGCAGCCTGCGCTTCGCCGCCGGCAAGCTCAGCCGACTTCTCGCCAAGGTTCGACAGTTGACGACGAACGGCCTCGGCGCGAGACAGCTCGCGAGCCTTGCCGCGCTGCTCCTTGCCGAGCGAACCAACAATGTCAGCGAGAGCCAGCGTCTTTTTGCCGAGCTCCGTGTACATCGTCTCTTGCTCGGTGAAGGCAGCCATGGCCTTCTCAAGCTTGCTCACGCGCGTCTGCGCGCTCTGAATCGCAAGGTCTCCAGCCTTCTTGCTCTGGGCCAGGGCAAGGTCGTCCTTCGCAGCCTGGTACTCGGCGGCAAGCGTCTGCTCGTCCGCCAGGCGCGCCGACTTGTTCTTGAACGCCGTCTTCTGCACGTCCGCCAGCGTCTTGTTGAGACGCTCGACCTCGCCCGTGTACTCGTCGGTGATCCTCTGACCAATCGAGTCGTAGCTCTCCTGGAGACGCTCGACCTTCGCCGCAAGCTTCTTCAGGCCCTTGCCGCTCAGCGAGTAGCCAAGATCATCTGCCTGCGTCGCCGCGTTGTTGATGCGCTCGACGATGCCCGCGAGGTTCGCCGAAGCGTTCTTCGCGTACTCTTGGATCTTCTGCTTCTCGACGTCCTTGCGAGCCTGCGCAGCCGCACGGTCGATATCCTCGGTCGTGGTCGACGGAATACCTGCGATGTCTTCTGCAGCACGACGCTCGGCTGCCGCTGCGCCACGAGCCTTCGCCCTAGCCGCGCCCTCCGCGAGCGTCGAGCCAGCCGCACCGAGAATGCCGCCGACCTCAGCGCCAGCAAGCGCCGCTTCGCCGAGGTTTGCCTGACGGCGCTCGATGCCTGCCTGCGTTAGCTCGCTGCCAGCAGCGTAGCCAGCACCAATGCCTGCTTCCTTCGCTGCCGTCTCGGCAATGCGACGACCCGCGCTCTTGGCCGCTTCGCGCTCCAGAAGCGCAGCCTCTGCCGCGCTGCCTGCAGCGGGACCAAGAAGCTTGCCAGCACCCTTCAACCCGAGCGTGCCGCCGATGAGCTCGCCAGCGCCGATGGTCGAGAACATCCCGCCACCGCGCGCCTCTTCGAGCTGGGCGAGCGTCTCAGGCGACACGAGCCCGCTCTCGATAAGCGCACGACCACCGAGACCAAGGCTTGCGCCCTGGAGCGCACCATAGCCAAGACCCGCAGCGAGGCCGGCGCCACCTCCGAACCGCTGCTCGGCTTCACGCTGAAACGCCTCTTTCTCGGTCTGAAGCCGAGGAGGAGCATAGCCAAGATTCAGCCCCTCGACGACACGCTCAACTGGGATCTCCGTACCACGCTCGTCGCCAAGTGTGACGGTCTGCCCAGTGCGTGCCTTGTATCCAGCACGCAACAACGGAACGAGCTGGTCCTGCGGAACAGATACGTCCTTGCCTTCGCGGTCGACGAGAGTGATCGGCTTCACTTCTTGGCACCCCCAGAATAGAAGCCCTGCGACTTCTCCCATTGATCGTATGCGTCAAGCTCCGCAGTACCAGGAAGCATCGCATTCTCCAGAAGAGTCGACACGTTCGGGTCAGATCCCTTGGAGAGGACCTTGTACTTGTTCATCGCATTGCGAGCTTCGCTCTGCTGCGTGTCCATCCAGTTCTTGAATTTGTCGTAGCTGCTGAAGTCGCGGCTCATGAGGTTGCGAACGTACTCGCCGTCGGTGACGGAGCCACCAGAGATGTTGCGCAGCTCCTCGTTCACGATCTTCTGAGCAAGGTTCATCATCTGGACCTGCTCGGGAGAATATGACGCGCTCATGGCTGCCTTGATGCTCTTGCCAACCATTGCAAGGACCGAGGTTCCGTCCTTTGCGCCCTTGGCCTCTGCGCTTTCGGCAGCTTCCTTAATGATTCGGCCAATGCTCATATCCCAGACTTCTTTTTGCTTCTGGATAGGCATGGTCGTCATGAGCGAGCGCACGCGTCCGACAGCGGCGCCCGTTCGCACCGCCTCATCGAATCCCTTATCCATGAACTTGTAGGCTTCCCCAGCAGCCTTTTGCCTTGCTTCTGGGTCCATACCGAGAAGCTTGGCGCGCGCCTGCACGACACTCTCCATGCCGGCAAGGCGAGCCTTGTTCATCGCCACGTAGTTGGCAGCGTTCTTCAGATCGAGGTCCATCTTCATCTTGCCGCGCTGCATGTCGAGCTGCGAGATGGCCTGCTGGATGGCACCCTTCTCCTTGGCTCCAGTGATGCGCTGCTCGGCAAACTCAAGAGCTCGCTTGTGCTGGTCCATCGAGGCAAGCGTCGAGGCAGCCAGCGCCTCGTTCTCAGAAGCACCCATACGCATCGCGTCGAGGAAGTTCGTGCGGCGACCCGCGATGCCTTCCTTCATGCGACCGTACTCGGTCTGCTGGTTCATCACGTCGCGTTCGATGGCCTTGTCGACCTCGCCGAGGATCTGGTTCGGGCTCATGTCGCCAGCCTGGCCCTTGAGCGCACCGACGAGACCCGCCGCGAACGAGAGCGCACCCGTCGAGAGCGGGCTCTTGCCGACCTCGCGGATGACGCGCGAGGCATCGAACGACTTCTCGGCCTGCGCCATACGCGCTTCGTCCTCGGCCATCGCCTGACGACGAGCGCCAAAGAGCTGCGCCTGCTCTCCTTGCAACTTTTGCAGACCTTCGATGTACCGCTGACCGGCAGCCATCTGGCCAGCACGAGCAGCCTCTTGGCCGGGAACCTCGGCCCCCATCGCGCCGATAACATCACGCATGGCGGCCTGCTGGCCTGCAATGCCTTGGATGATGTCTTTGTTCATGCCGACGACAGGGGCGCCACGCATGCCTTGGTATTGAGCGTAGATCTGGTCGAGCATTGCAAGCTGACGATCTTGCTCGGTAGGTGCCGCAGGAGCAGCGGGCGCACCAGCACCAGGCTCTAGACCAACAACGCCACCAGTGTTGGTAGGAGTATCAGCACTAGGAGTCGGAGCACCAGATACAGGTGTCTCCATTCGCACGATAGGTCCGCCAGCAACGAGGGAGCCAGGCACAACGGCAGCAGCGACAGGAGCCACTGCTGTCGCAATCCGTTGGAATGGCTGCTTGACGGCCTCGCCCAAGCTTTGAGAGACAGTCAGATTTGGGTTTTCTTGGCGATATCGACCACGAGCAAGAATGGATCTATCGACATCGGCAAGTTGGCTATTATCGCCACTGTACATCTCTTCGATGTTCTGTTCTCCAGCCGAAATCGGAAGAGATCCAGGCAAAGCGAATTGCTGTCGCTGCTGCCGAGCAGCCTCTCGGTCACGCTTGGCTCGTTCAATCTCTGCCTTGGCATCTGCTGCAAGTGACCTGTTCGTCTCGTTCATAATATTCCCTCAGAGTCCGAGACCGCCGCCGCCAGGCACGCGCTTCATGCGTCGAGGCATGCGACCAGGGCGCTGCTGCCGAAGTTCATCGGTGATGGTGGTCTGAAAGTCACCCGCGAGCGGAGCGGGAGCGACCTGCTCACCACCGAGACTCGTCTTCATGAAAGGCGACATGCTCTTGTTGATATCGATACTCGCCTGGAGATCGCGCGTTTCTGCATCCATCCCAGTCTTCGTACCGACTCGCGAGCCATACGGTCCCGTTGGAACGGGGCCAAGACCCATACCGGTCTGGCGCTCCGCCTGAAGCCCAGCAAGTGTATCCGCTTGCATCTGACGTTCGCTTGCCGTCACGGGAGCTAGGCCCCTTCGCGCATATGCCGGCGTCGTATCCAGGCCAGCAGCCGCAAGACCGCTTTGCTGGACATCCGCCGCGCTTGGACCAATGGCGGCTCGGACCGATGGATCAAGCGATGCGAGCGTCTGGTCTTGCTGCGCAAGCATCGACTCGATCTCGTTTGAACCAGCTCCGCCCGCACCAGGAGCGCCCGCAGCGCCACTGACTGCGCTCGCGACACCTGCCGCGACGGCGGGAGCTGCAGCGGCGGCAGCGCCAGGAAGGAACCCAAGCGCAGATGCAAGCTCACCAGAGCTCATCGACGCGGCAGGCTGCTGCCCGCTGAAACCCATTGCCGCAGACTCCTTTTGTCGGTCAGCCTCAACCTCCGCAGCGGTCTTGGGCGTCAGGAGCTGCTGAGCCAACGGAACGATTGCGCCAGCAATGCCTTGGCTAAGAGCCTGGCGACCACGCTGGGCTTCTTTCGCAGCACGCTCCGCGCTGAGCTGCTCCATGTAACCAAGCGCAGCACGGGCGCGCTCTTGCTCGCGCGAGCGGAGCTCAGAAAGCTGAGCCGCATACTGAGCCTGGACGTCTGCGCCCTGCTGCATAGCGGCGCGCTGAAGACCCGCCTGCTGTTGAGCGGTGCCCCGGTTGGTCTGCGCCTGCAGGTCCTGGAGGGCCCTTCCACGGGCGTATGCGAGGCCTGCCTGGCCCTGAGTCGTCCCGCCCTCTGCAACGGCCTTAAATGGCGCTTTGGCGCGCTCCAGGGCCTGTCGCTCTTCCGCCTCGGCATCCGAGACACCGAAGAGGCCACCAAGAGCCTTGGTCACGAAGGGAGTGGCGACGCTGAGACCAGCGCCGATGAGAGCGCCAGGAAGTCCACCTACCATTCCACCGCCGGCAGCGCCCTTGGCAGCAGCCTCCGCAGCGCCCTGTGCGTCAAGCTCGCGCTTGCGCAAAAGACGGAGAAGTTCGTCCATTTGCGACGAAGAGTAGCCTCCGCCCGGTGGTGATGCTTCGTCTGCCATGACTACTCCTAGCGCCGTGCTTCGCTGGTTGTACGCTTGTTAAAGCCAGCCTTCAAGCCGATGCGGAAGGCAAAGCCAGATACGGAGACGTTCGGGTTGTCGACCGATCCAGCCGTTGACGGGTCCTCGGAGATGCCGAGCACAACGCCACGGTTCTTCTGCTCGGCAACGTGCGTCTCGAATCGACCATCCCATTGACCCGAGTTGATGAGCGACGCCACGTCCGAGGATGTCCACGTCGTGGTCTGTGACGAACTCGGCGACGGCCCGCTGAGGTAAAGCGCGACCGTCGGGCACGCGGTCGTCGGCTGCACGATGGTCGTCAGCACCGACGCTCGCTTGAGGCGCTCGAATCCCTGCACTTCGTGCATCGAGAACGGGGCGGTAACGAGGTTAATCGGAACGAACGTGTACGCGTTGCCCTGCAGTCGGTCAGCGAAGAAAGTGTTCTGCTGGTAGTAGAACGCCTGCTGAACCGACGTAACGGTGTTCGTTGCCTTGCATGCGACCGACGGCTTCCCGTTGATCACCGCAAGACGGATGTTGCTCTGGCCGAGATGCATGATCGGCCATCGCATCCACGCCATCAGCGCGTAGTTGAACACGGCCACCGAAACAGCACCGGCCTCAATTCCTTGGTGATACGTAAAATATACCTCTTGCGTCTCAGGCGAGTGCGAAACCGAGGTAATCGTCGCGTCATCGAAGCCATTGAGCCCGGTGAACTTGAGACCAACAGGCTCGACCTCGAACCCGGACTTGAGCAGTTCGATGGTGCGCTTGCTCTGGAAGAAGACGCCGACCGGAGTCTCGATGACCGAGCGGTGGTCGACGCATCCGATGCCAGACGGCAGCTTGAGTGGAGTCGAAAGCGACGGTCCGTAGCCCGTCGAGTCGGGCATCGTTCCGGCGATGACGAAGATGTCATCCGTCTTGAAGACGATGAGCGCACTCTCAATGGACGCGAGACCCGTCACCGCGCCACCGTCGTTGAGCTGAATGGTCAGTGCGTCATTGAACCCGGGAGCCTCCGTGGGACCGAGCTCCTTGCTGAACCAGATGACCGTCGGGTCATCGGCACCACCCATCACCAAGCGGTTCTGGTGAATGCACATCGCGAGCGCCGACGGGGGCGGCACGTTGTCGAGGACGTTCCCGGTCGTGTACAGGAACGGCTCGGAGAGAAGCCCGTTGTAGTCTTTCTGCGGCCCATCGAAGAGCGAGAAGTTGTCGATGACGTAGCCGAGCGGGTTCGACGCAGCATACGGCGTCAGCGTGTTGGGAACGACGCCACGCGTCTGGTTGCGGTTCACGACGAAGCTTGCAGACGGCGAGCTCCAGCTCGAAAGCGGCATGCGGTAGAGCACCGTCGAGTACGGCTCCGCCGTCGTGTACGGCTGCAGCGAGACGCGCTGCGCATCCGACGCTGCCGTCTTCAGACGGTTCGTTACCTCAAGTCGCGGAGCGAAGAAGCCCCACTTGAACTGCGTGACGATGCCGCCAGTGTAGTCAGGCGCTTTATTCCCACTGCTGGAGTTGCTGGAGTTGTACCAGTCTCCCTTGATTTCCGCGCAGACCGTGTACTGCGTAGCGTTGCTCGGGGCCGAGCGAACAATGCGACCCGTGCCGTCTGTGTACTCGTACGTCCAGCGCATGAGGAAGTCGCCACCTGCGCTTGCCGGGTTGTAAATGTTGCAGGCGAGGTTGCCCCAACCGGGAGCGGACCGAGGAGCCCATAGGTACAGCGCGGTCTCCACCCCACCGTTTGGAATACCGAAAGGAAGGTTCGTCTTCGCGCCGTGCTGCTCGAAGTTTCTCGGCGTATCCTGGTAGCGACCGTAGTAGTGCTGCTTCTCGGTGTTGGCCTCGTTCCAGCCGTTCGAGTAGCTCGCCTTGCTAAAACTATACTGGGCGACACGGGGATCGGCGTAGACGGTCTCGTAGTTCTTGGCGGGCTCTCCGCCCCAGAACGTCTTGATAAAACCCCAGCCACAGCCATTTGGGTTGTTGAACCCGTTCTTGTCGTTGAGACCTGCCTCGTACTTGAACCAGGCGCGCGTGACGTTCACCACGCAATACGCGTCCTTGCCCATCGTTCCACTCCAATCGTAGAACGCGTTGGCCGAGAACGTGTTCTGCACGTTCTGCTGAGAACCTTGCAGCGTGACGATGTAGACGTCTGGCGACACAATCGGCCAGTTCACGCTCGTCAGATCTCGCTGCGGCCACATGAGCGAGGTCGCCTCGTACGAGCTCGCACCGTCGAAGATCGACAGCGTCCCGCCATTGATGAACGTGTAGTCCGAGAGCTGGATGAGCTTTCGCCACGACGACGGGGTCGACTTGTAGGCGATGTTGAAGATGTCCTGCGTCCCACGAGACGAGCCATCGCGCAGCGCCGCTAGCGACATGCCGACACTGTACAGCGTGCGAATGCTCGGCATGTTGAGAGGCACCGAGGTCACGCGCATCATGTTGCACGATTCAACGAAAAGACCTGGGTTGTCCTCGTACACGCAGTCTTCTGCGCCAGGATCCACCTTCTCAGATGCGGGGAATCGCACCGAGAAGGAGCTCGACATGTTGACGCGCATCAAGAACGTGTTGCGCTGGTACTCGTCACCACCAGGGCAGACCGCGCAGTAGAGCTGGTTGCCGCTGCCCTTGATGAGGCCACCGACCATGCGCCATGGACCGCCGAGAGCGCCCACCATGACGTTCGACGTGATGGATCCAGTCCAGTTGACCAGAAGCCGGTCGGTTGACTGATCCCAGCGATAGACCTCGAACATGTTGTTCGAACGCTGCGGAGCCGCTGCACCAAACGGCTCGTCTCCGTTAGGCGTCGTCGTCGTGTTTGCGCTCACCGAAGATAGCGCAATGTACGCCACACCAGAAGAAGACTTAACGTCCCACCGATGCACGCAGTGCTCCACCTCACCATCGACAACATATTGCGTATTGGTTGTACGAACAATCCTGTCGGGTGCGTCAAGTGCCTGGATTGCCGCGCTTGTACCATAAATATGGCTATATGCCAAACCGCCAACAGGCCATGCAAACGGGCCGACGTGTGGAATGTTGATATCTGTGATTGCCGTTGGGTTGTTTGGATTTCCTACCGGTGGAATGATTCCTGGACGACCATCTTCAATGGCCACTTCCGTCACATTGCCAACAGTATTAACGTACACAGACACATAGCAGATGATGGTAGCGCCGCTCCAAACAGAGCATCCTGTGTGGATGCCTGGAGTAAATCCGGTCAACCCAGCAGCAATACCAGTGATATCAATAACGGTAATTTGCTGCTTATTCGTAAGAGTAATCGGAAGTGGCGCATCTTGCGAATATGTGTGCGTTGGTCTCGGAAACGCAGGAGGAGGTCCTCCAACTGATTGATTCAGTACGGATGTATATCCAGCGATGTTCGGACCAGAAATCGTCAGAGCCAGGTACTTCACATACGTCAATGGTGCCGTCTTCAGTTCATATGACGATGTAGTACAAACATACGTCTGGGAAGTTCCGTCTGGAAGCTCACCAGTTAGCGTATACGGAGTGAGCAGATTGCTTGGAGACGCTAGTGGCGACCATTGAGCTTGCGTGTTGTATGGCGCAAGCATCTGCACAGATCCGCTCACGTTCGTCGTTCCAGTTACCGCCGCAAGAACGCTGTCGTGATTATCCTGCGTCTGGAACCCGATGCCCGGAACTTGTGCGTTCTTGGCGCTTACTGTCAGCGATGCAGGACCTGCCGTCAGAAGGACAGTCCAAAGCTGACCGTCGAGCATTCCGGTTGGCACTGCTGGATCCGAGTAATACTGCGTGATTGCTCGCGCGGTTGCTCCGAACTCGCCCGTCTCGGTGTCTTGCTCCAGCACGATGCCGCGAAATGCCCATGCCTCGTACCAGGTTCCAGAGACCGGTGCAGACTTGGCCATGATGTTTGTCACACTGGCGCTGATCGTATGCACTCCAGTCACTGGGTTGACCGTCGCGAGTTCCGCGTACAAGTCGGCAGGCGCTACGCCACTCGTGTCGCTAGGGCACGAGGACCACACGATAGCCGGGACGCCGCAGACGGAACGCTGAAGGCCAGTGATGTCGAACGAGCGGAAACAGGTCTGCCCAGTCGTTCCAAGCGCCTGCAGTGCGCTCAGCGCAAACGTGGCAAAGTTGTACATCTTGTACTGGATCGAACCGCCATTCTGCCATGCAGCAATGACGTTGTACTTCGATGCGCTCGTCCACAGCTTCGTCAGACGAAGGTTCAGAAGCGGGTTCGTCGTGTTCTCCTGCAGGACCGTAGGTGGAACAATGAACGAACCGTCTTCCGTCTTCTGTACTGAGTAATACAGAATATTCCCGTATGCGTTGTACGCAGCGGTCGTCATGCTGGCGTAGGCGAGATCGCTCGAAAGCTCCTGGCCCGTACGCGCACCCGAGATCCACGCCGTGAAGATGTAATCTCCGTTTGGGCTTGGGATCGAGTCGATCTCCGTGATGCTGCCACCCGAAGATGTCACGGCGTTCAGGGTGCCAACGTGCTCTGGAAGCCGATTGACCGTGCGCCATCCGTGAGACGCATCGGCCCCAACGTACTCGTAGAGCTTTGAACCAGCCGCAAGCAGGGCACGCTCACCGACAGACGACTCGTTCACGCCAAGCGCCTCGACGTCCGGGCTCGGCACGGTATCGCCGTCGAATGCAGAGGCCGGCTGGTAGCCGGTGCCCGTCACGAGCGAGAACCCGTTGCGCTTCTCCAGGCTACCCGGATGGCGCATCGTCACGTTGTCGGCAATCACGAGAGCCGGAGGCTTCAGGTTGTTCGGGTCCGTGTAGACATCGACACCTGCAACAACCGGAGCGTTGACGATCTGCTCGTTCGAAGCCATCAGGTAATCTCCAGGTGCAGGCGGACCGGCGTCGTGACGTCGTTGCCTTGGTCGTCTTTCGGCGCGATGTAGCGCAACCGCATGATCTTTTGCCCGAGCGGCCCGGGAACTTCAACAACCTGCAGGTTCGGAGCCGCATATGGGGCCGAACCAGCATTCGGTGTGTTGGTCACCACCTTGGCAATGTTGAAGCCAGTCGGCACCCGTCCGAGGTTGTGAGGCACATCCACGATCTGCCCAGGCTTAAAGGTAATACCTTGTCCGGGCGCACCCTTCGTGACGCTCGTCACCGTCTGGGACGGTGGCGGCTGCTGCCGAATGGCATCCGTGGCGTCGGACACTGCGCGCTGCACTCGGTCGAGCTGCGCGTTGCCAGAAGGGCGAGGGGTAAACTGCTCGGGCTTTGCTCCCGACATGACTACCTCCACCAACCGTAGCGGTTGCTCAGAAGCGCCGTGCGGCGAATGCGCTCCGGTTGCGCAGCATCGCGCTCGGACGCATGAAGCTGGAATCGCTGGAAGAGCTCGTCACGAATGACCTTGATGGCAGCCGCCTGCTCGACGCTCTCCTCCTTGAGGAGGCACTTAATGGCCGCGTCCTTGATTACCCACTCATCCCAGCCAGAGCGACCATCAACCCGGTCCGTATCAACCAGCATCTTCTGCGGCGCTGGATAGTAGTAGACTCGATACGATCCACCGAGCGTATCCGGCGCAATCGAGAGAAGCTCTCGACCATACACCGTATAAATACGGTAATATGGAAGTTCGTTGCTTCCCTCGTAGATACCGGCCTGACGAAGCAAGTTCTGCTCGTCCCACATGAAGCGGCGCAGGGGATTGAACGTTGTCGTATTACCAACGCTCCCGCTGCCGTACCAGACGCCCTTGCACTTGTAGAAGTCGCTCTCGATGTAGGCGACAATCTGGCCCCCAGTTCCGCCTGATACATCGAGAACGATGTAGTTCGGAATGGTGGTACCAGTACCGCCACCGTATTCGTAAATGTAGGTCGTCAAATTCAGGGGGGTCATACCAGTCGAGTATCCGATAACGATCACTCGCTGACCAAGGCGAGCTGCAGAGTCAGACTGACCTGCAGCAGTCGTGATGGTTGTCGAAACAACGCCGGTCGTTCCATTAAGTCCAACAACAACATTGGCCGTTGGACCCGCTGCAAACGATGCGTACCACACCTCGTCCGTGGCCACATCGTACGACAAAAGGCACACGCCTGGTACGTATCCAGCGGCAACAAGAGTTGGCTCGATATCAACATTGCTCATGATGTTGAAATCGTAATACTGAGCCGACGTTGGCGCGCCCAACTGCATCGACATGTACAGCCTGTCGACTGCTGGAACGTATACAGCGGAGACAATGTGAGCTGGATAGCTCGATACAAGAACCGAGGGACCAAGTGGGCTGCACTGCACAGAGTACAAATTATCCGACGAGTCCTGCACAAACAGAACGGACGGAGACTGCGCGGAGGCAATTGTCAGGATTCTGCTGATTACGTATCCAGGAGTGAACGTATCTAGGATCGTTCCGGAAAGATCCAACCTGTAGATCGTAGACGACGACGCTGCGAAAATATCGCCAGTGTTTGGATCGAACAGTACGCCGTTTTGTACAAACGGCGGAGATCCTGCAACGGCAGCAGACGTAAATGACAACGTGGCTGGATCAATCGACACAACTGACGACGTAGTAGTATCGATGGTAACAAGCTTGTTGTTGTTCGTGTCGTACGCAAGAGACTCAAGGATGTCGGACGAAATCACAGAGCTCGTAGCGTGAGCCCCAGTGAGCATATCCACCTTGAGGATACGACATGTGTTGGCCACGTAATCGTTGATGACGTAGTAGGCATAGTTGCCAACAAATACGCACCCGCCAGTAAACGTGGTGTTGCTGATATATGCTGTTGAGTTTTGGAGCTGCCACGACTGGCTAGGCATCGCTGCATCGACATACCCAAACCCAGCGTTGGTCAGCGTCACACCAGTGATGGCGCCGCCAGATGCCGTAATCACACCGGTTGCCGTGGCGTTTGCACCCTGCGAAAGGGTAACGGAGGCACCGTTCACATATCCAGTTCCGCCTGCATAGATCGAGCTGATTGACCGCACGACGCCAGTGTGGAGGTCGTTTTGAATGTCGTACTCCCCCGCGCCAGTCGACGCGAAGTCGACGTAGCGCAGGAGGTACTCTTGATCGAACAGCACGATCCGGTCGTAGAGCTCGGCCCACGACTGGTTGATGTACGCACGCACCTCAGCGGACGTAACGAACTGCGAGTTCACCATGTCGGCTTCACGCCGAACGGCCAGTTCGAGTTCAGAGAGCGTCCGTGAGTATGCCATGCGTCAATCCTCTTCTTCGTAGCTATCTTCGCCGCAGCACTTCTGCATCTCGTGGAAGAGCTGCGCTGCCTGCTTGTACTTACCCTTCGCGCCAGCTTCGAAGAAAGCCTTCGCAAGGGGCTCAAGCGTGCTCGTCATGTCCATGCCCTCACCTTCGGAATCGGAAGCGAGGGAGGGAGAGGAGGGTCGCTCCTCCCCCATCCCAGGCTTCTTCTTGCCGATGGCGATCATGAGGGCCATGCCGCCTTTGCCCTTCATCAGGCCGGAACCGACGAAAGGGTGCAGACGAGACTGACGCACAGGTCGCCAGCCACATCGATAGGCGCTACGGTGAGTCCCTGAAGGTCATACGCCTGAAGAACACATCCAGTCGACGAGACCGACTTGACGGCGATGTTGTTGTGCTTGGTCTTGTCAAACGACGAGACAAAGCACGTGTTGACGTCGACAACCGAGTTGACGGTGGAGGCGTTGTCGATAGACACCGTGTAGATCGCGTTAACGCCAGCTCCGCTAGCGGTAACAGTGAGTCCACGACCGGAAACGATTCCGGTAACGGCGCCAGTCGCGTCAACGGATACGCGCGTGTGCAACGTAATCTGCTGCACAACGTTCGTACCCTTTTGGGGGTACAGGTATCGGTTCAGTGCCATGATTCGGCTCCTTTCCTAGATCCTAGATCAGGCGCCGAAGTTGGTGAGGATGATGTTCGCGCCCGGGTTGTTGCAGATGAACTGCCCGTAGTGGCCGAAACGGACCTCGTACTGGTCGTTGTCGCTGACGCGGAGGTAGTCGTTGTTGTCCCAGTCGAGCATCTGCGGAGCAGCGCCGAGCGTCGAAAGCTCGAACGCCGACATCTGAAGCATGAACGCCTTGTTGCGCGGGCACATGGGCGCGGCGATAATGTTCATCGGACCGTTTGCGCCGTCGTACTGGATGCTCTTGAACGAGATACCAGCAACGTTCGACTGAACACGGTCATAGACGATGTCCGAGCCGAGAGCCTTCTTGAGGTTCTGAAGATCGAGCGGGTTCACGAGGATCGTATCGGGCGAACCAACGCCCTGCACGAGCACGCGAGCCTCGCCTTCCATCAACGCCTCGTTCATCGGGAGACCAGACGTCGAGAGCACCTGGCCAGCGAGACGCACCGGGTCGACCGAACGGTTGAGACCCCAGAAGTTGTCCGTAACCGACGGGCTGGTGATCCACGCCTGGAGACCGGTCACGCAGCCAAGAGCCGAACCCGTGGACGAGTACGGGTTGACAGCGCCACCGTATCCGACGTTTCCAAGGCCAGTAGCATCGCCAGCGCGCACAATCGAGTCACCGGAAACGATCGTTCCGATGGTTGCAGTCGTGCTCGCAACGCCAGCGACAAAGACCTGGGTCGTGAGAACGCCACTTTGGCGGTTAATACCGGTGACGTACATACCGGTACCGTCATCCGACTCAGCGGTCGCAACACCGTAGGTGTGCTGCGTGCCGCTGCCGGTGAGATCCCAGAACTGAATTTTCATGCCAAGCATGAAGTTCACAGCGTCGGCAGGCGTCGCAAGCGTGATCGTGAAAACGCCCGAGGCAACGGTGGGAGCACCAGAGATGACGCCACGCTTGCCGGTGCCGTCGCCGAAGAGCTGGAACTCAAGTTCCTGAAGCTCGTTCGTCGAGATGCCGTCCGTTTCGTTGTTCCAAAGGTCAACGAGAGCGCCCGAGGTGCGGACCGCAGCCTTCATGGTCTCGCCGTCCATGCGGAGGAGACCGTAGTGGCGGGTGCGGTAGACCTGGAAACGCTTGTACGAGCCGCCGCCGCCGTTGACGCCGGCCTTGGCGATACCCTGCGAGACCTTGAAGTTCGACGACGAGCCCTGCGGACGCTCGTTCTGGAGCGCCACGACGCGGAAATCGCCATCGAAGTTCGTGGTCTTCTTGACGAGCGCGAGGAGCGGGAAGTTCTTGTAGAGCGCCTGCGGGATCGAGCCGTCCGGGTACTTGGTCTTGAGGATGGCTTGAACGGCAGAGTAGGTCGGGTTTGCGTACGGCATGATTGAAACTCCTAGTTAGCTGGTTGCGAGGTTGCTTTTTTGACTGCGGCCAAAAGGGCAGCTTTTTGCTGGTCGGCATCGAGCTGTCCAAACGGCTTGCCAGCAGTCCGCGTCTCGCTGGCAGCCTTCGTCGAGATGGTCTTCACGCCCTTCTTCTGGGCAGAGACCGGCGCAGGTGCAGCGGCTGGAGCCGCACCAAGGCGCGAAAGCTTTCGCTTGTACTTGTCTTCGAGGTACCGAATGACGGCAATGTCCTCGGGCTGCTCGCCATGCTGGCTCTCGTGAGACTCAGCAACCGACATGGCTTCCTGCCAGAGCGACTCGACGTCGTCCTCGAACATGTTGAACAGGGTCGGGAACTTGTCCTTCGACACCTGACGAAGGAACGACGTGCGAGCCTCAGCAATCTGAGCCTGCATCTGCCGTTCCTCGGTCTCACGGCGCATGGTCTCGCGCTCTTCGCGCAGCGCCTTGAGCTCCTGGCGAACCTCGTCGATCTCGCCAAACGCACCTTCGTGCATCTGACCCTCGCGCATGCCGGCGTCGATCAGGTCCTGGAACTCGAACCCGAACTCCTTGAACGTGCGCGCGGGGGCGCGACGCAGGCGCTTGAAGATCTCGTCGATGACCTGCTTTTGCGTGTGCTGAACGCGCTCATCCGACTTGGCGAGCTTCGCCTCCAGCTCGCGCACGCGCGACTCCGCCTGGCGCACGCGGCGCTCAGCAGCCTGACGCACAGACAGAATCTCGTCTGCGATGTCGCGCTCCTGCTCGGACTCTTCCTCGGCATCAGCGGCTTGCGCCACCTCCTCCGTCTCTTCTGCGCCTTCCTGGACCTCCTCGGTCTCGGTGGCTTCTACAGCGTCGGGCTCCGTCGCCTCGGGGGTCTCGTCGGGCGCAGCGGCTTCCGCCACATCGTCGCCAGATTCTGCCGGCGTCGCAGCCTTGATGGCCTCACTGGCCGCAGCGTTCATGCGTGCGTAAAGATCGTCAGACATTGGGTACCTCCTCTGGTGCCGGTGCCTGCTGGGCCTCCGGCGGCTGAGCCGCTGCCTGCGCTTCCGCCTGAGCCGCTCGGGCCTCGGCCTGCATCTGCGCAATCAGCGCCTCAATCTTCGCCAAGTACTCGTCGAGCGCCGCGATGCGGTCATCGGGCACGCCGTCGACACGAGCCTTGTTGTAATGCTTGCGAGCGCGGTCGTAGGCCACGTCGAGAAGCAGTCGCTTGTCGGGATCTGGGTACTCCAGACCACGAAGGATGAGCGAACACGCCTTGTCGACCACGTCGATGTCCGCCGTTTCCAGGTCACGCGTCGACTCGACATCCGGGATGTTGAGCATGTTGGCGACGACGCGGCGGTCGGTGATGATCTTGCGGTCGACGAGCTCCAGGGTCTCCTGAAGCAGCGCAGCCTTGCTCTGCGAGAGCGCCGAGATGGGCTCGCAGCGGAGCGTGTACTCCTTGCGGTCCATCTTCACGTCCGACCAGTTGATGCGCTCAAGCGCACCCTGGCCAGGAGCGAGAATCTCGACGTCTTCGCCGTTCTCCGCTGCTTCCTCGCAGGCATCGACGATGAGCCAGCCAAGGTCCACGTGGAACTGACGCACAGCCTCGTGCGCGACACGGAAACGCGAGTCTTCCATGTCGTCGTACACGCGAAGCGCGTGACCGGACGCCTGGCGGAGCCCAGCCGGCAGGAGCGACTGAGCGGAGAGCTCGGAAATGCCCTGATAGCGCAGCATGTTCTGCGCGATCATGTCCTTGTACGCGTACGTGTCCGGGTGGACCGGCTGCGGGTTGAACACGTCGGGCTTCGCGCCCTGGTATTCGATGATCGTACCGACGTCGTTGTCGATCTTGGTCTTCCCGAGCGTGCCGGCCTGCACCATGATGTGCGAGCCGCCCATCAGGTCGTGCGCGATCTGGATCTTGTTCGACAGCTTGTCGTACTCGTCTTGCGCAGCGGCGAGTTCGAGCGCCATCGACGGCCCGTAGAAGCCCGCGAGGTCCGTATTGAGGCGCAGGAAGCCAAATCCGAAGTTGGCGGTGCGCTTCCACGGCACCGTGGCAAGCGTCCCGGTCGAAAGGGCGATGACACGGAGGCCGTCGGTCGCATTCGGGCCGCTTGCGAGGTGCGTGGCCTCGTAAACCAGGATCTGGTCCGAGTACCGCGACGTGTTCATGTACGTCGAGTCGTCGTCCGCAGGGCGCGGGGCCGACAAAACGGCCTTCTTGCGCTCGTTTTCGGTGCCGTAGAGCGCGTCTTCGTCGCCACCAAACGCTTCGAGGACCACGGAGCGGTCCATGTAGCAGCGGTGGTAGAGACAGCGCGGCGTTCCGTAGCGAGACTCGGCGTCCGAGACGAGCAAATCAAAGATCGGAACGCGCTCCATCTGAATCGCGCCGTCTTGGACGTAGATCTTGCAAGCTGCGACGCCGAAAACGAGCACGTCGAGTAGGAGCTGCGGGTACGCCTTGGCATACGAAGCAGCGTAAAACGCGCCATGAAGGAACCGGTCGAGCTGCTTGGCTCGGTACCGCTGCAGAAAGTCGCCACCGACCGTCAAGGTACTCGGGAGCGGCATCTGGCGGGCCAGTTTTGCCTGCATGGTGTGGATGGCGTTCCGCGCAACGTTGAACGAGACCCGCTCGTCCCACACGTTGCGGATCGGCATGCCGAACATTTTCAGATCGGTGCCGTAAACCTCAGCAGCGCGCGTCCACATCTGGCGACGGTACGCCGATTCGTTGCGAATCGAGTTGATCGCACCGACTACTGCATTGGCAGGGTCCTCGTTATTCTGATGGAGGAGCCACCACGCATCGGTCGTTTCGGTGATACCGGCCATTCATGGGCAAGTATCCAGGTTTCCGTAAGACCCTCAAGGTCGAAAGCGACCGCTTCTGGCCGCGCGTTCATTTTTGCGGCGTATCTTCTTTTCAATCGGAATCCAGATCTCTCGCTCTTCCTTCGTGAGTCCCTTGTACTCGTCTTCGAAAGAGGACTGGTTCTCAGTGGGCATCTGCTCGTGCCAGCGCGTGAGCGCCATGCAGATAGCGGGAGCGTAGTCGGCGTGGCGACCGTCGCCTGATTTGGTGAGGTCGATGGTGACACCGGTCTGCGTGTACCGCTTGACCACGCGCTGCATGTCCTGCCGCACGATGGGGTCAGGCGGGAGCTCGATCTCGCCGATCTCGAACATGGTCCTGAGGGTCAGGTACCGCTTCGTACGCTCGCTCGCGGTCCACGCATGCGGGATGAGAACGAGTCCGACCTGCGACGCAAGGTCGCGCAGCGCGTCGCCCATGTACTGGTCGCTGTCGAGGACGGTGACCTGATAGGCCTTCAGGATGTGTGCAATCTCAGCAAGCACCGCAGCGGGGCGCAGTGGATTTACAGCACTTCCGGTCCACTGCTTGGCTAAGCAAATAACTTTTTCCTTACGCCCGGAGCCTGTCGCGACGACCAGTGTGAAACTGTTGCCACGGGTCGCAGGGTCGATAGCAGCGGTGTAGAGTGCACCGGGCCTCGGCGGTGCGACGAGTGGCTCCTTGCGAGTGGCCGAGTCGAGCATCTGAGTCGTGAACAGAGCCTCCTCGGGATCCGCGAAGTCGGCCTCGATGTCAGTGCGGTAGATGCGCGGATCGCGCCGAGCAATCTCAAGCTTGTCATCGGTCCAGATGAGCGGAGCCATGTCGTAGGCTGGAGCCTTCACGACGACGCAGTCGCGGCTTGGACGTCCCCATCGTTCCTTTACCAGGTCGTAGAGGAAGCCCATCGGGGCCCACGGAGAGCTGATGTAGACGAGCTGTGCATCCGGAAGGATGCGGAGCAGGACGGCGTCACGCAGATCGTTGACGGAGACGGCTGCATCGTCTGCACCCCAGCGTGCGACCTCGTCGAGGATGACGCCGGCAGACCAGCGGGCAACGAGCGACGAGCCCGCCTTGGACGACGCTACGACCTTGATCTCGACCGGACGCCCAGACGGGTGCCGAATCATGAGCGTGTCAGCGGTAGGCGTCTCCAAGATGAGCTTGGAAAGAATGGGGGACGCCATCATGCGACCAACGATGTGGCCGAAGACGACGTCCGCTAGGTCCTTCGATAGCGAGACGATAGAGATACGTGGGATCTCGCCTGGCCCAAGTCGGCTCAGATCGGCACGTTGTGACCAATGGACGGCAAGCGCAGCCGCCGAAAGGCTTTTTGCCGTTCGGATGCCGGATACGATGGCGAACTCGGCAGGTTTAACCGCGTCAGGAACAACCCCTCCAAACGCGCGCAGTACTCGTTCGTCGCCAGCGAGTTCAGCCAGAGGCCGACCGTCAGCCACACGAGCGATTGCCCGCTGAAGTGGAGATGCAGTAGTAAGCCCAAAGCCAAGAGGTGAAGTAAGTAGACCCTCAAAGTGGACGAGGGACTTTTCCTCAAGTTGGGCTCTAACCTGGGCTTCGAACGCCTCAAGAACCTTCTCCGCTTGTGTTCTTTCGGGGACGTCCACGACGACGGATGACGGGCTCTTCGACGGTTTCGGCTGCTTCGACGGCGTCTTGGGCGACGAGTGCGCTGACATTCGGGTCTTCCTTCACGTCGCAGGCGGGAGCTCCGCTTCCTTCGTCTCGGGGGATGGACTTGAGCTCGACGACGTTGTCGAGGGGGACGAGGAGGTCTCCGGCACGGACGAATCCGTCTTCGAATCGAAGGTCCATGTGCTTCGGGCGGTAGAGCGTGGTCGTGATGCGCGAGGGGTCGGCGGGGTCGAAGACTCCACGGAGGAAGATGGCGCGTTGCAACGTGAGCATTTGATGGCCTTTGGTCGGATGACAGGGAGAAGGGCTTCGATGAATTCGATGCCCATGGACTGGGTATGCTGGTGGTCTGGCGAGACGAAGCGGACGTACCCACTGCCGAAGGAGTGGATATGCCAGCCAAGCATGGCGGCGACGGGTTCGGCGTACTTGCGCCACGCGTCGCAGTAAGCCTTTGCGCCAGCGACCATGCGGCCACCTGGCACACGACGTTTGATGGGGTCGGTCAAAGGACGCCTGCCTTATCCATGGCTTCGAGAGCCGCGCCGGAGTGAACACCGAAGGTGAAGCCTGGACCCTCGGTGACGCGCATGTCGGGACGGGTGGTGAGCGGGATGCGCTCGATGACCCAGCAGAGGCCGCGTCGCGGACCATCGGTGACCTCGACATGAGCCACATCGCCACCGGAGAAGTACTGCTTGGAGTACGGATGGGCGTAGCCACCAACAGCCGTGTTGAAGATGGTCATGGCCATGTACAGGTCGGTGAAGATGCCGTGGATGACCGGGCGTTCTTCTGCGCTTTCGTCGATCTCCATGACGACGAAGACGTGTTTGATGATGTTCACGACTGGCCACCCATGGCGCACTCGTCGCAGACGGTCTCCATGACGATGTCGTCGTCACCACGGCGTACCTGCTGCTCCATCCAGCCGGTGGGCATGGAGCGCATGGGGAACGAGGTCTTGCCGCAGGAGTCGCACTCCCACTCATCGAGCGGTCCTTGAGCGAAGCACGTATTGCACAGGGCGCGAAAGACGCCGCCATGGACTGCGGCGTTGAAGTGCCAGCCGAGCGGCTTCTCGCCGTCCGTGAGCGTCTTCTGGCCGCAACCGGCACAGAGGTACGTGTTGTCCTCGATCATCATGGCCTTGTCGGCAGCGGCACGCATCTCCTCGACGGTGGTGGTAGGACGAGGTGGCTCACAACGAATGTTCGTGTAGCTGGTTGCCTTGAATGGCGCAGTGAAGTTGACTCGGACATGCCCGTCATTCATCGACGTGTTCCATGCCTTTTGGCGGGCGTCCTGGACGGAGCGGGAGTGACCCTCGGCGAGGAAGCTCATGACCTCGCGGTTGATGGCGATGGCTTCGAGAGTGTGGCCGGTGCGGGCGAGTTCGATGACGCAGTCGAGCAGGTCACTGAGGCGCGTGAGCGAGACGGTGTCATCGCGCAGCGTGGCGCACAACTGGCACACGAGCTCGTGCACGTTGTCGAGTTGCTTCTTCTTCATGGTTCCTCCGCGATGAAGACAAGCAGAGCAACGCACCCCGGTCAACAAAGATAACACGTCCAATGCAGAACACCAAGTACCGTGCAGAGTACAAGTAGGTACCGTAAGAATCCAGTGAGTGAGGTATACGTGTTGCAGAATACAAGCAAGTGAGGCAAAGGACCCCCAGTGAGAGCCAGGAGAAACAAGAATTGTATGCGAGAGTGTCGAATCTGACTTCCATATTACCGCCATCTGTGAGCCATTGGGAACCGCAGGGGAGGGAACAACACTGTTCGCGTGACCATCGGGCATTCCAACAGCCCGTTGGGCACCGAACGCCCTCGCGCTGGGTGCCCCAAACGCTGGGTTACGGAAAATTTTTGAGGGGGGCACCCCCCCTTAAGTCCCCCCTAAAAGTGCAGACACGGGTCGGTGCCGGTGCGATTGACCTAGCGCGTTAACAACGCGCGTTAGACGCGCTGCAGCGTCGCTGGGAGTGTTTCACGTGAAACGTTTGAGGGATGGCACGCGTGGTGCCACTTGGAGCACCTAAGAGAGTGACGCGCCAAACGATGACACCCACGCGGCACAATGCGGCCCAAATGGCACAGGTTGACTCGCATGTTCGCTTGTCGTCAACCTCGCAAAGGTTGCGATATGATATGACTTCGACGCCATGGTCGCGTAAGTGTAGGGAATCGCTGGTGAAAGAGTCGTTAAGGCGTCTTTCGAGCTTCTCGCCATGACAGTGCTGTCATGGTTGGCATGGGATTGAGGGAATACGCTAACGCGTGCTCTGCGAGTAGAATGACGCGAGAAACACGAGGAAACGCACGTTGGCATGGTGCTAGCATAGTGGTCTCCGTCAACGCGCCGAGCGGCGCTAAGGAGATGCGAACATGGGAATTCCGATCGCCGTCGTGGCTCAATCGTCGAACGTGAAAACAGGTAACATCCCGACTGTGTGGGTAGGTCGTAACCTCGCACAATCGCGCGAATCGTGCGAGGGATGCCCGTTGCTCGCTTCTGGCGATTGTTATGCGCAGTATGGATCGCCGTCGTTCGCGATCGCCTCCGTTGCGCGTTCTGCGAAACGCGCAAAATCTTGGCGACGCTACACGATCGAACGCGCGATCGCTGGTAAGCATCGGGATGCTCGCTTCGTTCGCTTCACTGCATTGGGCGACGCGGCACGCGCCGATCGTGACCAAGTGAAGCACGCGATCGCGGTAACGCGCGCGAACGGTCTCGCCGTCGTGGGTTACACTCACTTTCACCGTGAGCGATCGGCACAATGGTTGCGCGGCAAACTCATGGCCAGCGTGCAAAGCATCGACGAAGCACGCGACGCTAACGCGCGCGGATGGCGCGCCGCGATCGTTATGCCGCGCGATACCGTGGGCACGATACGCAATGACGACGGCTCTATTCTCGCCGTCGAATGCCCAGCGATCGCCGCGTCGCGCATGGGAAAAACCTTCACGTGTAACGATTGCGCGTCAACGAAACGCGGCGCGCTCTGCGACGCGTCGCGCGATCTCCCGAACGTCTATTTTGCGGACCATGGTCCGCGCGCGCGCCGATCGCTCCCCGTCGTTCGTTGAATCCTTCGCATGCGAGCGGAAACGCTCGCCATGCGTCGACGCGGCGTGACTCATGGTCGCGTTCCGTCAACGCGTGCCTAACCCATAGAAAGCAGGAACCATGCAACCCGGAACCATTCTAACCATCGGGCCCATCCCCTCGCATATGCGCGCCATGGAATCGCGTATCGTCGACGCTTTGCCGCCGCCGGTGCCCGGAACGGTGCGTTACGTATGCGCTTGCATTCTCGCCGCTTCGACGTGCTTTCTCGCTGCTTTCGCGTGGTCGCTTGTATCGGTGGCACCATGACCTTGCGCGACCTTGTCCGCATTGCGGAAGACGCTGGCGACGCCCTTGACCTTGCGGAAGACGCGGCACTATCACCCGAGACCATCCACGCCGCGCGGCAATGCTACCGCGTGGCCATTGCTAACCTGCGCGCCCACCCCGACTATCACCCGTGCGCAGGCGTGCGCGTGGGTAACGACTGGGTCTGATTTCCTGGGGCGCACAAAAAGATTGCACCCCGGCTTCTGATCTGATACGCAACCAACACCGCCCCAAATTCCTGGGGTGGAACCACCCGCGCCGCGTGGCGCTTCGAGGAACCATATGCGACACCTGCCACCCATCCACGCTATCGTTGGATACACCCTCGGTCTGATTTGGGGAAACAACACCCTAGAACAATTCCTGGAGTGGACCGATCAAGAATTCCTGGAAGCACTGCCCGATGCCTGCGAAGAGCTCGGCATTCCGGTGCCAGATCTAGGTCTTGCCGCGCAAGAGTTTGAAATCCAGGGCGAAGCGTTTCGCGAACGCGCCCGCGTCGAACTGCAGCAGCAGCGCGAGAACGAAATCCAGCAAATGATCGACCGCGAAGAGTGGGAGCAACACTGGATTTGGGGGCGACTCTGATGGGCCTCTTGATCCTCGCCATCGTCTTCCTCGCCGTCACTGGCCACGGGTCCGCCGCTGCGAATAGCGCGGGGGCCCTGGCCCTCTTCTCGCTGGCGAGCCCCGTAACCTGGGGCGTGCTCGCCTCCCTCGTCCTCCTATTCACCAAGGGACCCGATGAAAAACGCTGAACTTCACGCCGACGCATGCGCGCACGGCGAACCCGTCACCGACCTCGACGCCTTCGACCTGTACACCTCGCGCGCTTGCGAGGAACTCGGGCGCTTCATTGCCAGGAACCATTTCGGATCGGACCTTGCCCCGATCTACCTGGAGACGAAGCGCGCTAGCCTGGCGACCGTCGCCGCCGGTTTCGTGCGTCTCCGGGAATCCCGCATCATGCGCACCGCTGGGTTCCACCTGCCCACGGCTCGCCGCATGATGACCGCCGAGGTTGACCGCCTCGATAAGCTTGCAGACCGCCGGCTTTCCGGGGAGTCGACCGAGGAAGAGCACCTCGAAACCCTGGCGCTCCTGCGCCATGCCCGCGAAGAACTCAACAGCCTAATCCGCTGCCAGGTGTGGCTAAACGGCGGCTGATGCCCTCGTTCGTCGCGCCCAAGCCCGTGAGCGAGACCGCCCTGCGTGACCTTGAGCTACGGCTCAGCGCGCAGGTGCGTTCTCTCGCCGCACAAGTCGAGGCCCTGAACGTGCGCGTCAGCGCCCTGCACCTCGGCTCCACCTGCCACCCCGAGTGGATAAATCCCGGGGCAGGAAACCTTGCCCGCGCGAGACGCGCCTCAATTGTCGAAGCGGTGCTCGCCACCGCCGGCACCCCCGGCATGACCCTGGCTGAGCTCGCCGCCTACCTACACCTGCCCCGCACCCGGCACGAGGTGCTGCTTTCTGACCTGTCTTATCTGATCGACGCCGACCGCGCCGAACGAACCCCAACCCGCGCCAAGAAGTGGCGCATCACGGAACGCTGAACCATGGCCAAGACCAAGACCTCCCCCGCTGTCACCACGATTGACTCCGCCCACCCGAACCTCGCCCTGTGGGAATCGGTGCAGGCCACCGACCCCGACTACACGAAGTCCTTCAGCCGCTCCGGTGGTTTCCGTGGCACGGCTATCAATCACACCTACCAGCAGAAGCGCGCGACCCAGGCTTTCGGCCCCAAGGGCCTCGGCTGGGGCTCAAAAATCCTGGACGAGAAGTACCAGGAAGGCGCGCCGATCCTGCACAAGGACCAGGTCATCGGTCGCGAGATCGTGCACGTCGTGCGCATCGAGCTCTGGTACGTGCTCGACGGAAACCGTGGCAGCACCGAGGCGTTCGGTCAGACCACGTTCGTCGGCCAGAACAAGCACGGCGTCTACACCGACGAGGAAGCGCCCAAGAAATCACTGACCGACGCCGAGTCAAAGGCGCTCGCCAGCCTCGGATTCTCCGCCGACGTGCACCTCGGTCTCTTCGACGACAACAAGTACGTGAACGACCTGAAGGCCGCCGTGGCCGAGGCCGAGAAGCCAAAGGGCCCGGGGCTGCCCGAGCTCCTCGCCATGGTCGACGCCGCCGCAACGGTCGACGCGCTCAAGCCCGTGAGCGTCGCCGCCGCTGCACTTTCCGAGGCCGACCGCGCCACGCTCCGTGCCGCGTACACCGCCAAGCTTGCCGCCCTCAAGGCCTCGACGTGAGCAAGCTCCTCACCGCATCCTCCGCCCGACGCTGGCTCTCGTGCCCTCTTAGCGCCTGGCTGCCCCAGGAAGAGAGTTTGCCGGGTCCGGCTGCCCAAGCTGGCAACAAGTTCCACAAGCTCGTGGAAGGGCCCATTGTGGCCCGGGAATGGGTGCCCATCGATCCGCTCGACTCCGGGTACGAGATCCCGGTGCGCAACGCACTCGGGTGGTTGAACCCTCTGCTCGCGGACGCGACCGAGGTTCTGGCCGAGCAGGCCTACGACCTCGCCGCGCTCGGCGGGTACACGAAGGTCGAGGGTCAGCGCGAGCCGCACTGGCGCGACGCGATGGGCTGCGAGCGCATCACGCTCAAGGGCCACCGCGAATACCCCGCCACGCCTGGCCACGTGTACGGCACCGCCGACGTCGTGGTCATCGAGAAGGGCAGCGCCCACGTGATCGACTGGAAGACCGGCAAGCGGTCGGACGACCACGAGGCGCAGCTGCTGACCCTGGCGCTCATGGTGGCCGAGGCCGAGAAGGTCTCCACCGTGCGCGCCACCGCCGTCTACGTGAACCTGCAGACCGGCAAGGTCACGCCGGTCACGTGGCTCTTCGACTCGTTCGACCTGCACATGCACGCCGGCCAAGTCGTGGCCGTCGCTCGCGAGCTCATCGGCTCGCAGACCCCAAGCCCGAACGGAGGCAAGCACTGCTTCTTCTGCCCCGCCATCGGCTGCCCTGAGAAACTCCGCCCCTCCCGCTGAAAGACACGACCATGCAAGACGATATCCGCCGCATTGAACAGAAGCTCGACGAAGTCCTGAAGATCATGAAGGCCATGCCCACCACCCCGGGCGAGTACAAGAAGAAGACGGTCGACGACGCCGACCTCGACGGCAAGTACGGCAACCCCGAGGTGCGCATGATCCCGAGCAAGTGGGCCGGCCCGGACTACAAGGGCTGGCGCTTCTCGGACTGCCCGCCCGAGTTCCTCGACGAGCTCTCCGGCATGCTCGACGCCATCAGCCGCAAGCAGGCGCAAGACCCGGCCAAGGCGAAATACGCGGACTGGTCAGCGAAGGACGCCGCCCGTGCCCGTGCGTGGGCCGAGCGCCACCGCAAGAATGGTCCCAAGAAGATCGCCGACAACGAGGACTGGGACGCCGCGCCCGCCGCCCTCGGCGAGACCTCTGACCCTGACTTCCTGTTCTGAAGGAGACCAACATGCCTGCCCACCCCGTGCAAATCCACATCCTCATCACTCACGACTCGGGCCGTACCGCCGAGCGCACCTACCTCCGCGACGAGGACGGCTGGGCCCTGCTCACCCGCATGATGCGGCCCGATGGGAATCCCGAGTGCGAGAACGAAGACTCCATCGAGCACACGAACGATGCCCTGATGGACGCGCTGCTCGCCGTGCACGCTGCATTCGGGACCATGCTCGGTCCCGACGACGCACCCCTTCCGCAACTGGTACCCGTCGACACCCGGCCAAATTCCGGGGCGATGAACTGATTGCACGCGGGTAAGCAGTAGCGTAGAAAGAACTTGCCCCCGACTCCTGGCAGGGAATCGAGGGCGACAAACGATGGCAAGACAAAGATAGCGCGATCAGTCCGCGCTGTCGAGCGTCCTGCCGTACTCCTCGGAGAAGACGATGGCTGGATGGTATCGACAAGACCTTGCGGACGACGCCCGTCTAGCGATGCTTTTGACTCTTGGTCAGGTGGACTTGGTCCTCGCTCATCTTCGCATCACTGAGCACCGCGTTCGCCACGAGGACGACGACCCTCCGGAAGAGCTTGCCCATTGGAAGTCCAAGCTCGTCGAGCTCAACCTGTGGCGCACTCTCGAAGAGCTCATCACCGTTCAACTTGCACAGCGTGCGCGTACCAACCGCAGCCGCAAGCGTGACGCCACGTCACGTGATGTAACGTTACATGACGTTACGACACGTGATGTAACGGCTACACAACACAACACAACAGATCAAACAGGAGAGAAAAGTATTGCGCCTCCTGCGGAGTCGCCCGCTCCGGCCAAGCCGAAGCGGAAGCCAAAGGCCGTCGAGTCGTTCGAGTCTTGGCTACCCAAGGAGGACCACTTCGCCATCGCGAAGGAGCGCAAGCTCAGCATGGCCGCCGAGCACATCTCGATGCGCGACTGGCTCGCGTCGACCGGCAAGACCTACAAGGACTACGACGCGTTCGCTCGGAATTGGTTGCGACGCGCGACGCCGCAACGCGCCGCCCCGGTCAACACGGCCAACAACCTGCGCCAGCCGCACCCAAGAGATATTCCCACCGACCCCGAGGAAGCCAGGAAGTACTGGCTAGGAGAACCCGATGAACAACGATTTGACTGGGGATGATCCGCTCGCTGCGACCATCGCCGCCCTGATGAAGGCCTCGCAGAAGGCTCCACCGCCCGCTGCCGCCGCTCTTCCTCCGCCGTCGCTGGCCGAGCTCCTCGCCAGCCAGGGCGCAACCTACCTGCCCGAACGTTACCGGCCCATCGTCGCGAAGCTTCTGGAAAACGGGACCCCCGCCGTGCTCGACCCGCTCCTCGACCAGCTCTCCGTCCGCGACGGACGTACCCCGTTCGTCGTCATCGTCGGGCCGACCGGCTCCGGCAAGACCACCCTCGCGCTCATGATGCCCATCGCCCTCGTGCTTCGCGCTGGCGAGCGTCGTCTCGAACGCCCCATGTTCGTGCACGCCGACGAGATTTGCTCGGCCCGCCGCTTTGCCCGTCTCGGCGACGAGCCCGATACGCTGCACCGTGCACGCACCCGGCGCGTCGTGATCATCGACGATGTCATTGGCCAGAAGGATGAAGCCGGCGATCTGTATCGCGTCATCCGCCACCGCGAGGAGCAGGGCATGCCGACGATCATCACCGCCGGGTTCAACCGAGGAGAGGCCGCGTCGTCCTACGGCGAGCAATTCGCACGACGCATGTTTGCTGGTGCAGTTCACATGTTGGGAGGCAAGCGATGAGCGATGACGCAGAGCGCGAACGCGCAAGGTACGAGGCACTGTCGGCGGTGGTCGACGGCTACCGCCGCGAGCGCGACGACGCCCGTGAACAGCTCTACCTCACGAAGGCCGAGCTTGGCCGCTGGGTAGACCGCGAGACCAAGGCCGCGCGCGAGCGCGACGAGGCGCGGGCGGAGCTTGCAGGCTTGCCAGCATGGCAGCACGCCTGCGAGCAATCGCGGCTCGACCTTGCGGAAGCCGAAGCAGTGATTGCTCGACGAGAAACGCAGATCGACGAGGCGCGGGCATCCGTTGCCGACGCGTACCGCCGCGGCGCCGAGGCCATGCGCAAACGGTGTGCAATGTGGATCAAACACAACTCGCACGAGGATGGGCTCGGCATGGGCTCGCAACGCATGGAGAGCGCGCTTGCCGCCCTGCCGATCCCGGAGGAGCCATGAAACCTACTCGACCTGAGCGCGATCACAGGAATCGGTGGTGCTTCCGATGCGAAACATGGCGAGACATGGAGCCATGGAGCGACTCATGGGGTGGGTGCCGGTGCCCGACATGTGAATATGTGGCGAAGGTGGCGAATCCGTTTTTTGAGGCGCTGCAGTGTTCCGTTTGCGGTCGCCCGTGCGAAGGCGTGTCCGACGAAAGGGGCCGCTTGGGCTGCTCGTACGAGTGCGCGTACAAGCTTGGGCACATCCCGCGAGAGATTATGGTGCAGTATGCCGGGCGCAAATGGCAGCCCGATCGCAGCAATCACGATGCTCCGGTCACCCGTGCAACGGAGCCGACGCCGAAGACGTACACCATCGGGGAGACCGAGTTGGCGCATCGCATCGCGGTTGCCGAGCAACGCTTCGTCGACGAGTACGACGCGCGCAAGGCAGCAGAGCGCGAGATCGCCGAGTTGAAGGCGCGCATTGCCGTGCTGGAGGCCATGAAGCCATGAACGCCCGCGAACTTGCGATCGCCACCATCGGCGAGCGGCTCTTCGCGCGGCTCGTGAAGAGCAGCGGAGAGGCCGCAGCGGTCAAGGCCGCGTGGCACCGGATGCTGGCCGAGCAGCACCAGGAGAGAGTGCGATGGGAACGCGCGCGGAACACGTAACGATTCACCAGATCCACGGCTCCAAGGTGCTGGCGGTCTATTGCGGGCACTGCACCGGCGCGCTGCGCCTCGCGTTGCCCGTGCCCGTCTCGGAACTTGTAACCGCTACTGAGCAGTTCGTTGCGCGTCATCAGGCGCGGCACGACTTGGCGCGCGTCGAAGACATGGAGGAGGAGTTATGAGCGACTTTGCAGTTGGCGACGTCGTTGGGCGTCTTACGATTACCAGCCTGAATCCACTCGTCTGCCAGTGCTCGTGCGGGAGCGTCGTTACGCGGTACCGCATGTGGAACCTGCGCAACGGCTGCAAGTCGTGCGGCTGCCTGCACCGTGGTCCCAACTACGAGGCCGCCGTGTGGGCTCGCGCAAAGTACCGGCCCATCCGCTGCCTCACGCCAGATGAGAAACACGTTGGTCGACTGTGGCACGCCGCATGTGCGCTGTGCGACCGAGAGTACGACATCTCCGAGAAGGCGCTCTACAGCGCAGCACAGAAGCCAAAGCGGAGGGGCTGCATCGGGTGCTACCGTGACCGCGTCATCACCCCACGACTCATGCGCAAAGCCGAACGACACGCACGCAAGCTATCGTCCGAATAGGTCGAGCCCGTCAGGATGCAGTCTGACGAGCCCGATTGGCGACGAGCGTAGGAGGGGAGGAACCAGTCGCCATCCCCGCCAGGTATCACCAGCAAAGGAACACGTCATGGGCAATCTCGCCAAAGCCGTAAGCCTCACCAAGAAGCACAAAGATCCCAAGGGCGGACTCACCGCCGCTGGTCGCGCTGCCTACAACCGCGCCACCGGCTCGAACCTCAAGCCCGGTGTTACGGGCCCCGCCAACACCACCGAGAAGATGCGCCGCAAAGGGTCCTTCCTGACACGGATGTTCTCCAACCCCACCGGAGGTGCGATCAAGGACGGAAAGCCCACCAGGAGGGCGCTGAGCGCCGCTGCTTGGGGGGAACCGGTGCCCAAGTCAACAGGGGCGATGGCTGCCCTGGCGGCGAAGGGCCGCAGGATGTTGTCCAAATACAAGGCGATGAAGAAATGACTTGGCAGGAAAAGCTCGCTGGGAGGCGCGTGATCGCCAGCGTAAGCGGCGGGAAGGACTCGGCTGCACTCAGCCTATGGCTCAAGGAGCAGGGCATCGAGCATGAGCGTGTGTTCCTCGACACTGGGTGGGAACACCCCGACACCTACGAATATCTGCGCGGCGACCTTGAGCGCGCTCTCGGGTCCATTACCTGGGTGACGCCACCTCGGCAGATGGAAGAACTTGTGCTCCACAAGGGCATGTTTCCATCGAGGATGCAGCGTTTCTGTACGCAACTCCTCAAGGTCAAGCCGATGGCCAAGTATATCTCCGCCTACCAGGACCAGCACGGCGAGGTCGTCAACGCCGTGGGGGTCAGGGGAGCCGAAAGCCAGGCCCGCTCAAAGCTCCCCGAGTGGGAGTGGCAGGATGGTTTCGATTGCGAGGTCTGGCGACCGCTACTCCGATGGAGTGAGCAGGACGTAATCGACATGCACACCCGCCACGGGCTCAGGCCGAACCCGCTCTACCTCAAGGGCGCGACCCGCGTAGGGTGCTGGCCATGCGTGTACGCGAAAAAGGACGAGCTGCGCCTCATGCAGCGGATCGACCCGACCCGCGTCGACAAGCTGCGGGAGCTTGAAGGGCTCGTGACGCTCAAGGCCAAGGCTCGATCCGAGGCAAAGGGCGAGACGCTGAAGAACAACCCTGGATGGTTCCAGGCCAAGACCGGGTATGGACGCGAGTGCTGGCCCATCGACGATGTCATAAAATGGTCCATGACTAGCCACGGCGGCAAGCAGTACGAGCTCTTCAGCGCCGAGCCCCACGAGCAGGGGTGCGTGCGCTGGGGACTCTGCAACACGGAGGAACCAAATGGCTAGAAAGAAAGCCATCATGCAGTCGGTGAAGGCGGTGCAGGACGTGCCGAAGCTCGACCGTCCGCTGCTGCCCACCAAGACCACCCAGCACGACGTGGCCGTCGAAGCCGTCGCCAAGCTCATGTACGCCGGCCAGTGGTCCACTGACGCACGCGACGAGCTGCTCAAGGAGCTCGGCTACAGCATGGCAGGCATGGCCAAGTGCGAGCGCGAAGCGCAGCGCCTCGTCCGCATGTCCATGAAGCACAGCACCAAGGCGTTCGACCGCCTGTCCGGTGTGCTCAACGAGGTCATCGACCGCAGCCTATCCGATGGCGACCTGCGCACCACCGTCATGGCCGCCGGCAGGCTCGCCGATATCACCGGCCTCAACAAGCAGGTCGTCGAACACCGCGAAGGCGACCGACTGGAGGAGTTCCGTCGCCGCGCGCTTGCAGGAGAAGACCCCGTCGAGCTCGCAAAGGAAGCAACAAACTTCCTACTCGGAGTCGAATCGGGTATGTATCAGTGAGGAGGAACCAATGGCAAAGCGTTTTGATGCAGAAGATATCGATGTGCCCACCTATGCCGATGAGGTCGCAGGTGGCTATCCAACCGCAGCGTTCGTCGACGAGATCGGCGCTATGCGTATTCACGTCTACGCGCCCGTGATGGCCAGCCCACGTCCACGCGTCACAACGCGCGGGACGTTCATGCCGTCGGACTATCGCAAGCACTGCGACAAGCTCTCGTGCTCGCTCGCCCATGCTCGCGGCGTCTACGAGGGTCACCTCGTCTCGTGGCCCGCAGGCTCCGTCATGTCGCTCGACCTGTCCTTCTGCTGCCCCAAGATGCCGGGCGACCTCGACAACCTCGCCAAGACCACCGTCGCGCTCGGCAATGTCGCCAGCCGAACCGGGCCGCGCAGTTTCTCCCCGCTCGACACCGCTAAGGTCGTCGCGATGCGCGATCAACGGCGCAAGGGCGCGTCGCTCAAAGCCCTCGCCAAAGCCTTCGACGTCAGCGTGACGACGGTGTCGAAGGTCGTGAACCAGCTCATCTGGCGGGACGTGCTGCGATGAGTGGCTCTCACTCTCGCAGGAAGGGCGCCGACTTCGAGAGGGCAATGGTGCTCCGCTTTCGCGAGGCCATGCCCGACGCAACCGTTCGTCGAGGCCTGCAATACCGCACCGGAGACGAAGCGCCTGATGTCGACTGCCCGGTCTTCTGGCCGGAACTGAAGCGCGGAAAGCAACCGAACGTCAGGGCTGCGCTGCGCCAGGCCGCGTCCGCAGCACCGCTCGGGCGCATCCCGATCGCCGTCATCCGCGACGACCGCTCGGAGGCATTTGTCGCGATGGGCCTCGATGATTTCCTCGAGCTCGTCGGCGAGTGGTGGCGGAGGCGCGACCGATGACCGACACCCTCCGCACGACGAGGGACCGGCTTCGTCGCGAGCTCGCTTCGGGCACGAACGCGGCCTTCGAGACAGCTCGCGCGCGTCGTCCGGACCTCGCGCCGTTCGCCAGCATCCTCGACGTGCTGGAGGCCCTCGATTCCCGAAGCACCACAGGTGAAGAGCGGCGCCACGCCATCGTCGCCGAATTGGTTCGTGAGCACCGCGCCAACGATAAGCAGATTCAGTCACTGGCTATCTCGTGGAAGGCGAGCGTCGAGCCGAGCTTCTATCTCACCATGCTCAACGTGAAGGTGATGGCATGACCCGCCCCAAGAGCCGCAACACCGTCTTCAAGATCTGGCTCGAACCAGGCGTCGATGCCGTCATGCGTCAGTATTGCGACGAGACCGGCATGTCGCTCAACGCCTTCGTGCGGTACGCCATCGGCGCAACCCTCACGACCATGACCAAAGCCGACGCGCGAGACGTGCCCACGCACGCCCAGACCTACGGTCGCCTGTCGCGTCAGTCCGTCACCTTGCGCCTCACGAACTACGAACGGAAAAGCCTGGAAAGCATGGCGTCCAAGCTTCTGATGCAGAAGGAACGATCATACTCCAGGCTCATCCGCTACTCGATCATGCGCGCTTGCTCTTTGCTTTCTTCCGACGCATCACGTCGAGAGCAATTGCAAGCGCCTGCTTGCGCGGATAGCCCTCTTCCTTGAGCTTGGTGAGGTTCTTCCCGATGTTCTTCTTGCCTGGCATGAGTGGCATGGAGTTCCTCGCTGCTGCGGTCTTCGCCGCGATCTTGGTGGGTTGAGGGGAGAACTGCTTGCCGGCTGCGGTGTCCTCGCGCTTCTTGCGTGAGGTCGCCGCGTACTCAGACGGGCTGAGCTCTTCGCGAGCCTTGCGCGGCAGGTACCGCTCGCCAGTAGCGTTCGGTCCCTGGGTCGACGGCTGGCCGGACTTGGTTCCCCAGTCCTCCTTCGTCCACTTCGAGAGCGACTTCTGGGCACCCGTCCTCGACCCGCTGTAGCCACCACCCGCAGCCTCGTATTCCTGGGCCAGGAGCTGGGCTTTACGGGCCGACCACTGGCCAGGCTTGCCGCCCTTGCTGCCAGCCATGATGCGGTCCTTGATGCGCTCCCTGAGCTTGGCGTTGGTGTAGGCCATGACGGTTCCTAGAGCATGATGACGGTCGGCAACTGCACGCCCGTGAGCTTCTTCTCGTAGCTCCGGGCGATGCTGTCGACAATCTTGGAGTACTCCTCCTCGCTCGCCGTGAAGTATCCAGCCTTCTTCAGCTCGCGCACATAGGCCTTGGCGTCACCCTTCTTCGCGGCCTCGATGGCCTTGGGGAAGCGTCGGAACAGCAAATCCAGATGGTCTCTCGCAGCCGTATCGAGATCGTCCCACGAAGCGAAGCAGTTCATCGACTGCTTGCCAGAGACCTTCACGGTCTTGAACTTGTCGTCGACCTTCAGGACCGTCACCTCCCCAGGCTTGGCCGTGGAGATGAGCTTGTCGGCGACCGGGTGCGACAGGCGCTCCGTCGTCGTGAAGTAGGTCCAGTCGCATGTGCCGTGCTTCTTCGCACCGCCCAGGTTGTAGTTGTAGACCGACTTCCAGTGGCCAGTCTCAAGCGCACTCTGGGCGTGCAGGATGTGGATGATCTTGCGGTCAGGAGTCGAGCCGGTAAGCGTCTGCCAGGCCAGCCCGAGCGCGAGGAATACCTGCTCAGGGGTCACTGGCGTTGCCTTACACGGCTTCTCGACGCCCATCAATCCTCCTCGCCGTCCTTGCGCTGGAGCTCACGAAGCTTCTTCTCAGCCTCGCTCGTCCCGGACAGGATCGTCTTCACCGGAGGCACGTCGTCGAAGAGACGCGGAAGCATGTCAGGCGCGTTCTTCGCCAGCCACTCCAGCACGTACTTGAGCACTTCCTCAGTGGTGATGTTCACGGCCCCTCCAGCTTGATGAGCACCGACTTCAGCTCCCCGTACGCTGCGATACAGCCTGCGGCTTCCTGCTCGTTCTGCGCCTCTTGGGCGCATCGAGCGTCGCCTTCTTTGACCGCGAGCGCGACGTAGCGGATGTACGCCTGGGCGGGAGCCAGCCTCTGCGACGAAGGCCAGCGGACAGGGCAGCAACCCATAGCCGCGCCAGCAAGAGCCAGAACCGCCAGCCGTTTCGCATGACTCATTGCTTGCCTCCTGCCACGAACTCGCCGATGGCCGAGACCATCTTCACGGGGTCCAAACCCGTAGCGCGGAGGAAGCGGGTGAAGGCTGCGCGACGCGGCGAGCGATCGTTCAGCTCCACCCACTCCTCGGGCGTACGGGTGCGCAAGATGATGTTCAGAATGCCGGTGATGGCAGGCCAGATGAACACCGCCCAGAGTTCAACGTGCTCGCTCATGGCTGCTTCCGTTCATGCTCTGGCGCTCGTAGTCGCTCATCGCCTTGATGATGCCGATGGCCGTTTCGTGCGTAGCCACGCTCGCCTGGAGCTGGTCGACTTTGGCCGTCAGGGCAGCAAGGGCGGTGGTGACCGCGCGCATCTCCGCAGAGATACGCGAGGCCCACCAGATAGCCGCTCCTGCCTGCAACAGCAGGAACGTCGCGAGGCTCAGGAGCGGCGCGAGCATCACGCCTGCGCCTGCTCGGCGACGACGGGAGCCACCTGCTGCGGAGGCGTGAGCCCCAGCTTGTCGCGCAGCGCGATGAGCGCGTCGTTCGTCGCGACGGCCTCGTGCAGCTCCAGCAAGCCGCCCTTCTGGGCGCGCATGACGACGGCGATGATGTTCTGGAATGCTTGCTCTGTGGTCATTTCGGTTCCTCCGAGTCTGCAACCGAAGGTGCCACGGGAGCGATGGTGTCGTCAACCACCGGAGGAAGCGGCGCCCCATCAGGCAGCACGGGCGGTGCTGTGATGACCGGCGCGGGAGGCTCGACGACGGCGGGCGCGTCGGGCACGATCTCGACGATGGTCAGGCCCAACGCGGTCGCGGTGTACGTGTAGAGGTACTCATCGTTCGTGCCCCACGCGGCGTAGGCGTCGCCCTCGATGGCGATCTGGCCGGTGCCCACGGTAGCCTTGGCGGCGTCCACGAGCTGCCAGCCCCAGCCCGCGCGGGAGCCAGGGAACACGGTCACGTTGGCGATGAGCAGGCCCACGGCGGGCTGCGGAAAGGCGGGAACGGGTTCAATAATGGCGTACATGGTGCCTCAGGTGACGGGGTAACAGACCGTAAACGTCAAAACCGAATCGGCTGCAAAGTCGGTGTTTGTGATTGCCGACACAACGCCAGCCGTTGACGTTTGATAAAGCTCGACGATGCCAGAGTTGACGCTGATTAGGCCGTGAAGTTGACCAGTAAACGTGACCTTGGAATTGTAGCCGATTGCGATTGAATAGTAGATCGTCGCGGCCACGTTTGCCGACGTGGGAAGACCTGAAATGGTTGCGGAGCCCGTTGCGCTGCCCTTGCTCGAAAGCGCAATCGTGCCCTGCGCAAAGACCATGTTGCCAATGCGCGTGTACCGTCCAACCTGGCTGCCAGTGATGCCTGTCGTCGCTCCACCAAATCGCAGGCTGGGCGTCCACGTCACGCCGCCGCTGTTGGCCGTGCCGCCGTC